GGGGGAGTTTGCCCCTGCTAAGTGGTGTTAATCACTGCGACCCGGATGGCCGCTCTCCCCCTTGTCCCTTAATCTTTATGTACGCATACGAGCGTAATAGAACTTACTCAAGCCAAGGAGATCATGTATCCCTTGAATCTTGACTTTTTCGGTTCTGGCCGGAAAGGCCGCCATAAGATTAATTTCCCTTTTGATAAGCTTAACACGACGAGGTATAGGGACTACCCCGTAAGCTTGTGTCGTAACCGAACCTTCGGTTAATACTTCATCAAGATCCACTTCGCTAGGCTTAATATACCTAGCGAGAGTCTTGTATGGACACACCTCGCTCGAAGTCACCGATTCAGGAATAGCTACTACAGCCTTTAAAGCCGTGGTAGAAGAATCGGCGGACCAGGTTCCTTGCAGAGAAATCTTATTAAGATCATCTGTGTACCGTCCAAGTACAGGGGAACCAGCACCAACCCAAGGCATTGGGATTGCCTGTTCAAGGCAAGACTCAAGGTACGTGGCGCTATTAAAAAGGCCCCGCATCCGAAGTTCCTGACAATGCTTGACAAGAGACAGAACCATATTACTACGGCTCTTAACGTCCCTAGTGGATAACCTAAGCGACGAAACTCCCTTTTTGATCGGGAGTCCCGCGTTTTGAAGCTTAAGTCTGATTGGTGCGACATCTTTTCCGCAGAGGTAATCACCCCCACAGGACTCACGAAACGGACCCTTAGCAAACGACTTGGAAGTGTTTACCAAAAGGTTGGACGCTTCTAGGCCCTTTACGGCCAAACTGACCCATTCAGATGGGACTATACAGTCGTCACCATACACGTACACACTCTTAGAGACTTCCTCGTATGGAAGCCTAGTGGCCGAAGCAACACTGGTGCAAATGCTTAAATGGGCTACAAAAGCCAGTAATGGAAAAGTAAGCCCCGATCCCATGCCTGCCAAGGCAAACATGGTACCCGTCTTTCCAGACGGGAGCTTATAGTCAGTCGAACGGCAGCGTCGCAAAAACCAGGTGACACCTGGCGCATTACGAAAAACTCTACGGACTAAAGAATATCCGATAGAATCGCTAGCGTCTTTAAGATCCAGTGTAGCCATTTTACGGCTGAGACTGGCTTCGAGCGCCAACCTGCGATTAACAGATTGGTCCAGAAAGTTTATACGCCCATAGGTTTCCCTAGTGAGCGCACTACTCACGTACGCGAAAAAGGCCATTTGAGGCCTTATAATGTGCGGTGGTTCCTTTGAAATGACTCGTGGGCCTCTGCTGTCTTTGGGTACGAATAGTACCTCAGCAGTATGTCCCTCGTCGACGGTTGTAACCGGCAACGGACAGCCGGGGTACGGTTTAAAGTACCCCGAATAGGAACTATGCACTCGTGCACATGTACCGATCTCCAGATCAGGCAACTGTTTCCATACGTAATATGGATGGTCAACCCGCTTAGCCCCAAAGGCGACTGCGCCAGGGCCGAAACGAGGACCACAGCTAAGGATGGAGTCAGGACCCGCTTTGAATAAAGCAGGATAGTAGGTTTCAGCGTTCTTCCTGAGTTTTTCAACCCAGTTGAAGCTATAAGGAAAAGACGCGACTCTTTGTTGGGTCTGCTCATATTTAACCTCGGATTCTTTTAGTACTTTTTCGTCAAAGTCGATGGCGAGCTTGTAGACATACTCAAGCAACTGCCTAAGACTAGCGAGAGCGCTAGCATCAGGAGAATCGAGCAACATCCCCGATTTACGGTCGAAGATTCGATCAAGCAAACTGCGAAAATATCGTAGAGAGCGGCCTTTCCAAGCAAAGTCGGTCAGACCTGTCCGGTCGAAGAAACCTTTTTCGATGGACAGTAAAACCGCCTTCGCCAACTTTGGAAGGGTAACGGTCCAAAACTTTATGCCCTCGTTTTTCAGGCGAGAGATACAGTAGGATACCGTTAGAGAGTCAAGGTCACAATCGGTTGCAACCTCTTTAAAAAGTCTGACAAAGTCGACTTGAAAATCACGCACAGCTGGGTCACCCCTTAAGTACTCCGTCCGTTGTGACGCGAACGTAAGTTAGGTTAACAGCTGATAGCTTTTGGGGAAGGTGCGAGATGTGCAGTCTACTAAGACTCGCCGCTCAGAATTCGGTTCAGAACAGCAGAGGTGATAAACTCACTAATGTCCGAGGCAAGAACATCGATTTCAGTCGATGTGAATCCTTGCGGAGGAATGTTCATAACGAGTTGGACAGACGCAGAACGTCTGCTTGTCTCACCATTAACCGTTACATCTTTTTCCAAGATGCGCGTAACCGCAGCAGAAACTGCTTTGCGATCCTTAGTTAATGCCCCACCTTTTATTGTAAAGTAATTGGAAGGGTCTCCGAAAGTGATAGTCGAGAGGACGTAGCGTCCTTCACCGGCTTCATTAAAGGTCTTAGTATTGACTGAGATAGGTCCAAATGGCATAGAAAGGTATCGTCCTTCAAGACGTCAACGAAAGGTTTTCCTGTTTTTAGCAATAGAAACGGCTCAACCGCGATGGCAAGTGGTGCAAAAACACTTACTTCACAACGGAGTTAGTGAACCGCTCAATGAACGATGATAAATAAGCCACATTAAAGAGCTCTCTCATCGAGGGGGCCTCCCACTCAACTGAATCTACCGAGGATGGAATATACCCATCATAGCGAGTACGTTCATAGTAGGAAACAATGCAAGTGCTTTTAGCCTTACGCTGCGTCCCATTCACCCAGTAGACATCACCGATCTCTAAAAGAGCCTTGGTGGACAGATACCCTGAAAAGGTATAAGCCACACTGCCCCACCCTCGCGGGTGGATAGACTCTAAAATGTCACCGATGGGGATAAAGTAGTCGACAATAAATGAAAGAGGAATTACGTCCCACAGCGTCTTCAAATCAGGGTGGACTCCAAGTTCATCCAACAATAGGAGAGCCTTATCTAAGGGCTCAGTTGGCGGAGGATTCCAAGTTAATACCCCGTTGGCACGACAAGTTCCCGATGCACCAATTAAGAGATCATTTTCTCTATGGTTAGGATTCCCATAAGGGGGTACCTCATAGGCCCTAGACTCGTAAACGATTTCTCGTTTACGGTTAAGCCTGGAGCAAGAAGAGAACTCGCCGTTCATCCGACGAAAAATGTCTTTGATCGAACCGATCAGGGCCTTTATGTCTGAGATAAAGGGCAAAACGCCCCAGTTTACAGACCCATAATTGAGATCCGACAAAAACTTGCGTGTAAACATTGCTATCGTACCATCGATGTCGGCCAGAAAGGTCAACAATTCGAAGTCGTTAGGATTTAAGCCCGCATCTAGCATATTGTAGTACGCTTTATCGCGCAACACTCCGATCGAAACCGGAAGTGTGTAATTACGCAGATCAACTGCGTGATTACGGCAGTAAAACGTGTCCCAAGGTTGTTGATACCCGAGGAACCCATTCCTTGCGGAAAGAACCTTAAAGTGCCTTACATTAGTTGAGCCATTAGATACACGTTCCTCAGACATATTCTCACGAACATAATCGTTGGTAGATGTATATTGGAACTGGCCCTCGTAATAGTAGGATACGGACGAAGAAGAAAGTTTAACGCGTGTGGACATAAAAATGTAACCGTTCAGGTGACCAGCCAGCTACGGCT